TTCCCTCATGCGGCTGAACCAATACCAGAATTAACTTCATTGCCATAACGCTCCTGATAAGAGTCAGAAACAAGTTTTGTAATTTGTTGTGATATTTTGCGATGATCGTCTGTAGCCAGTTTTGCAAGTTTCTTATGTGTCGCAAGATCTACAGCAACTGACTTGTATTGTTTTGTATCAGTCATTATAATACTCCCATAAATTAACAACTATAGACATATATTAGCATGTACAACTACAAACGCAAGACAAACAAATACGGTGCCAGAAAAACTACTTTTATGGGGATCAAGTTTGATTCCAAGTGGGAGGCAGAGCGTTGGGGCGAACTTACAGCTATGGAAAAAGCTGGTTACATAACAGACCTGCAAAGACAAATCTCATATGAGATTGTGGTCAACGATCAAAAGATTTGTAAATATGTGGCTGACTTTCGATATAATAAAGTAGATGAGTACGGTAGTCTTGAGGAAGTTGTAGAAGATGCCAAAGGCGTGGAAACTGCTGAATTTAAACTCAAAAAGAAACTCATGAAAGCTGTTTATGGAGTTGAGATTTACCTTTCTAAAAAAAATAATAACAATTTTCTCAAATTGCCCTTGACTTGAAAAGATTGCATGCTTACCTTTCAGTTGTATCTAGCGATATTCAAACTCTGAAAGGAAAAGCAATGAACGCTATTACTTTGAATAATGATCTGACTGCTTTGTTTAACAAGCGCGAAGATCTCAAATCTAAAATTGATGATCTGCAAAAAGAATTGAAGATCGTTAATAACTCCCTCAAAGATCAGTTTGAAGAGACTGCCAAGATGCAGCTTGCTCAAGACGGCAAGGATTTTGGTCAGACTACAATGAACAATGGTGACTTCAAAGTTACCGTTGATTTTCGTAAGAAGGTCTTATGGGATGAGACTATTCTGTTGCGTGTTCTTAATTCTTTGGATGAGGATACAGCAAAGCATCTGGCTACGGTCAAATACACTGTACCTGAAGCAAAGTTTCAGAATGCCACACCAGATCTTAAAGCAGCACTGTCTGAGGCTCGTACCGTTGAGTTGCAGGGCGTGTCTGTTGATATAAAAAGAAGAGAGGAAGGTTAATGCTTAAAATAATTACAGCAGAAGAAAGGCTTGCCGAAAAGCGCGGTCACAAGATCGTAATTGGTGGAAAGTCAGGGGTGGGCAAGACGAGTCTTGTCCGCACCCTTGATATGGACAAAACATTATTCATGGACTTGGAAGCTGGTGATGCCGCTATTGAAGGATGTAAAGTTGATGTGATTAGACCGCGCACTTGGCAGGAGTGCAGAGACTTTGCATGCTTTCTTGGCGGTGGCAATCCTGCAATAACAGATGACTCTCCATATTCAATGACACACTATGACGGAGTTTGTCAGGTTTATGGTGATCCCACTCCAGTTCTTGAGAAATACGATACTATTTTTATTGATAGTATTACAGTCGCAGGTCGGCTTTGTTTTTCATATAATCAAAACTCACCAGAGAACAGATCAGATCGTTCAGGCAAGTTAGACACTCGTGCGGTTTATGGCGCTCAAGGTCGTGAGATGATGGCATGGTTAACACACCTTCAGCATATTCGTGACAAGAACGTAATTTTTGTCGGCATTTTAGACGAAAAGACGGATGACTATGGACGCATCACTTACGACTTGCAGATTGAGGGTGCAAAGACTGGGCGTGAGTTGCCCGGAATTGTGGATGAACTAATCACGATGACAACACTTACGGCGGATGATGGCACATTATTCAGAGCCTTTGTCTGCGACACACTAAACCAGTGGGGCTATCCCGCTAAAGATAGAAGCGGCAGACTTGAAGCTATTGAAGAGCCGCATCTTGGCAAACTCTTTGAAAAAATGTCTGGTCCAAGGCCAGAAGCAATGCAGTTTGTAAATCCCAAAACGGTCAATAACACAGAAGAGGAAAACGTAGATGCTTGATCTAAATAACGTACCGCCAAACGAGGGCGGAAACTTTGAACTTATACCTGACGGCACTGTCGTTAATGCTATCATTAAACTGGAAGGTGGAAATCTGGAGATTCCCGAATATGGTGCTGGCACCTTCTTTAAGCAGTCTCTAACCACCAGCGCAAAATGGTTACCGATTGAGTTTACCATAGTGGGCGGTAACTTTGATAAATGCACATTTAAACAGAACGTCTTTGTTGATGGCGATGCTAAAGATGAGAATGGCATGTCCAAAGCCCGAAAGATTGGTTTAAATCGCATTAAGGATATGGTCGATAGTGGGTTTGGTATTTCGCCAAAAGATGAAAGCGATGACGCTAGAGCAAAACGTGCTTCCATTCAAGGTATCCACATGATCAATGGTATGATCATATGCTGCACTTTAGGAATTGAAAAAGGCAGTAATGGGTATGCTGATCGTAACAAGATCAAAACGGTCTTGACACCAGACTCGCCTAATTATATTCAGAGTGGAGGACAAGCTGCACCTGTCACGCAAGCGCCTGTAGCGCAAGCACCAGTTGCACAAGCACCAGTGGCTCAACCGCAACAAACTGTACAAGCGGGGGTAGCACCATCATGGGCGCGTTAGAGAGACTCTGGGCATTTATTAGCGGCAAACCTTCAGAGGTCGCTAGATCCAGTAAGGGGGGCGCTGGAGCCGTAAAGCCCCCCATCATCGACACTAAGTTTGAAGATGGCATTCCGCCATATATGACTTTTCCTATTGATGACGTTCCTAAATTCGCACAAAACACACTCAAGATGATTTCTCGTAAAAAAGGAGCAACAGTTGATGAAATTCATGCGGTCATTGGGAATAAGAGGGCATCTGTTTATAATCATATCTACCTGATCAAAAAGGCTGGCTATGAGATTGTGAAAACCTACGATAAAAACTTAGGCAATCACAGGTATAGACTAGGCTAGTACAATGATTCTCCGTGAGTATCAGGAAGTCGCTGTAAACGATGCTTCTGATGCACTGGATAAGCACGGTAACACTTTAGTCGTTGCACCAACCGGGGCTGGAAAGACAATCATGCTTTCTGCCTTGGTTGGCAAACGTCACAAGGGTTCACAAAATGTGCTTGTGCTACAGCATCGTGACGAACTCGTTTCACAGAACTCCAGTAAATTTCACCTTGTAAACCCATCTTTGAGGACCAGTGAAGTAAACGCTGCACAAAAGGATTGGTCAGGTGACGCTGTATTTGCAATGGTGCAAACACTTTGCCGCGAGAAAAATTTGGACAATATGCCCAAAGTTGATCTTATCGTGGTTGATGAAGCGCATCACACCATTGCGGATACATATCAACGCATCATTAACGCCGCAAAGAAGGCCAATGAGGGGGTTCAAATCGTTGGCTTTACCGCTACCCCTAACCGTGGCGATAAGAAGGGCTTACGGGACGTATTTACGAACTGTAGCCATCAAATAGAAATTTCCACGTTAATTCGTGAAGGGTTCCTCGTACCGCCGAAAACATATGTGATTGATGTTGGTGTGCGGAGTGAGTTAAATCAAGTACGCAAAACCATATCCGATTTTGATATGGCGCAAGTTGAACGCATTATGAACCGCCGCGCAATTAATAAGCGTGTGGTCGAAGAGTGGGATGACAAAGCTGGTGATCGCCAGACGATTGTATTCTGCTCAACTGTGCAGCATGCCGAGGATCTATGCGAAGAGTTTGTAGCCTACGGTATTGATGCTGCAACGGTCACAGGCGAAACACCAAAACATGAACGCGAACAAATCTTACATGGTCTAAGCACTGGACATATTCAGGTTGTTGTCAACGTGGCTGTGTTGACTGAGGGCTTTGATGCTCCACCTGTGTCTTGCATCGTATTGACTAGACCTTGTAGTTACAAAGCAACGATGGTGCAAATGATTGGTCGTGGTCTGCGTACAGTCAATCAAGAAGAATACCCGGGCGTAGTTAAATCTGATTGCGTTGTGATGGACTTTGGCACATCTGTACTAACGCATGGATCACTTGACGATGCTGTTAATTTGGATGGCAGTCAAAATGATGATGCCCAAGGCGATGCACCAGTAAAAATATGTTCTAACTGCGATGCTGAGATACCGTTGAATGTACGCGAGTGTCCTATATGCGGCCATGAGATAGAGCGTCCAGAACCAGAAATTTTAGAAGATTTTGTTCTAACCGAAGTGGATCTGATGGAAAGATCTCCGTTTCGATGGATAGATTTGTTTGGGAATGGAGCTTGTATGTCTGCGTCTGGCTTTAATTGTTTCGCAATGATTGCTGACGTAGATGGTCTTTGCATTGCGATTGTGAAGAAAAAAGAGGGCAAGACCAGAGTAATGTCTATTGGTACTAAAAGACACGTTATGGCATCTGCTGACGACTTTATGAGACAGCATGAGACAAGCGATAGTGCAAAAAAGACTAAGCGTTGGTTGAATGATGCAGTTAGCATTAAGCAACGGGAATTGTTAGCAAAAAACGGTGTGAATGTAAGTCCGATTGATTTTTCATGGACTAAGTACAGAGCAAATTGTATGTTGAATTATGTCTGGAATAAGCGTTTCATTGACCATCTTGTTAATGACATAGTTTCAGAAGAGAGAAGCGCATGAACCGGGGTGAGGTAAAATTAACAGTATTGTTTGAGGATGAGGTTTCTCTTGAAGCAAGTTATTTTGTGTTGTTCAAAAGCGCAGATGATAGAGATGAGTTTCAAGAAGCCATCACAAATCTTCTTTATGGATTAATTGAAGACAAAGAAGAAAGTTTTGAGGGCGCGGTTGCGGAAGTAGACATACAAGGTTCAGATGCAACTTATGTTTGTACATATGGTCCGCTATCAAAGGAGGTCATAGAATGGATCAGGGAAGGGGAATACGAGACTCTTCATTAAAACAAGTAGGAGAATTGTTCGGGAATATTGGCTGGGAAAAGCGATTATGTGACTTAAACGAGGAAGAAGTGTTAGCTATAACACTAATCCTAAAACGAATATCAGAAGGGCTTGATGATGAATACTCTAGCACAAACCTTACAGAAATTTACTTCCGATACGGAGGCGGCAGAATTGGCCTCACAGAATCGGACATCCCTTTCTGATGCAGAAAATATCATTAAAGAGCTTGATCGGGCGATTGTAGAAAAAGAACGCAAGCAACCAAAGCGCAGGTATCTTGGTGCCTCTAGCCTTGGTGATCCATGCTCACGCAAGCTCCAGTACCGTTACATGAACCAAGAAGTTGATGAGGGTAAAGGGTTTCCTGCGAAGACATTACGCATATTTGGACTCGGGCATACCATCGAAGACATGATGATTATGTACTTCCGTGACGCTGGCTTTGATCTGCGGACAGAGAAACAAGGCGAACAATTTGGTTTTGAGACTGCTGGCGGCGAAGTCAGGGGTCATATTGATGGGGTCATATGTGGTGGTCCGCTGCACCTTTCATACCCTATGTTGTGGGAGTGTAAGTCAGCATCTGAAAAGAAGTTTAATGAATTTGTTCGTAAAGGCGTGGCGGAAGCCAACCCGGTATACGCAGCGCAGATTGCTTTGTATCAAGCCTACATGGATCTTACTGAAAACCCTTGTGTATTCACGGTGTTAAACAAAAACACGAGCGAGATATACATTGAGATGGTTCCGTTCAACAGTCAGCTTGCACAAGCCACCAGTGACAAAGCAGTACAAATCCTAAAAGCTACAGAAGCTAACGACATGCTGCCGCGTGTCGCACAAAATGATGATTATTTTATTTGTAAGTGGTGCGAGTTCCGCAACACTTGTTGGCAAAAAGAAGGGGCGGTATGAGCCGCCCCTAGTTGAAAACAATGCTTAACGAGGATCAATATAATGAGTGTAATAAGGTTTGGCAATACTACATCTAGTAGTAATGACATAGTTGAGGAGATTTCTCGTAAAGTCCCCAAAAGCGAACAAATTAGGATTTTGCAGGATACGTTTCCTGCTGGGCGTGTTCATGGCAAAACATTTTACATCGGGTCACTGCTTGGTGATCAAGGGCAATCGCTAAAAATCAACATTGACCCTGCCTCGCAGCATTTTATGCAGGGTCAGGATTTCAACGGCGGTGTTGGCATCGGGGGCATTGTAAAGATCTTGATAGAAGCTCGTGGTATGAAGTTTCCAGAAATAAAAGAGATGTTTGCCAGTTACCTCGACAGCACTGGGCCTGAAATTGTTCGTGATAATGCGCCGATAGAAAATCCTATCAGGCCGCAGTACAACGCAAATAGCCCGTATGATGCTGAGTATGTGTACACCAACGCTGATGGTGAGGTGCTTGTCACAGTCCGTAGGTACAATGTAAAAGACATTGCTGGTAATCCCATGTTGAACACCAAGGGCAAGCCAAAGAAAGAGTTTAGGCCGTTTGTCGAAGGCTCACCATATTCCAAGTTTCCAGATATACGCCCATTGTATAACATTCCGAATGTATTAGCCTCCGATCGTGTTATATGGGTCGAGGGCGAAAAGTGTGCTGATGCTCTAAATCATGCTGGATACACAGCTACCTGCACGATTGGTGGGGCTGGTGCATTAACAAAGAAGACGGCTCACCAATTTGACTTTTCCCCATTGCAGAACAAAGAGCTTATTTTGTGGCCTGATAACGATCCTGCTGGCAAAAAGCTGGCTGATCTCATACAGGATTTTGCTTTGGCTGCTGGGGCTAGGTCAGTCACAATGCTTACACCGCCAATGGGTAAACCCGAAGGTTGGGATGCTTCAGATGCTTTGTCTGAAAGTTATAACATTGAAGAATTTGTTAATACTAAAGCAAAGATAACCAAAACAAATATTAACCTTCTTGATGATTCGTTCCTTGTCAGTCGGTTTGCCGGGGCTGCACCCGAACAAAAGTTCTTGATTGATGGTACGTTTCCGCTCGGAGTTCCCATTCTGTTTGCTGCGGCAGGTGATGCTGGTAAGGGCATGATGACACTGGACATGGGCATGAAGGTAGCATCGGGAAAGCCAATGACAAATACGTTTGGCGGTCTGGTCAAAGAGTTCGGGAACGTAGTGATTTTTACTGCTGAAGATGACGAATCCGAGATGCACAGGCGGGTTGAGCGGCTTGACCCGTTTGAAGAAAGGCGTGGTTATCCGCATGATTTAAAAATTGTATCACTTCCAAATGTGGGCGGCGTGTTTGCAATCATGAATGAGTCCAACGGCGAGTTCAGCACAACAGCGGAGTTTGAGAAGATATACGAACAAATCTTACAGATGAGTAATTTGAAATTGATCGTGTTTGATCCGCTGGCATCTTTTGTTCATGCGGATGTCAACGCTGATCCTGCTGCTGGTGCTGCTTTAACAGGTCTGCTGGCTAGGATGGCAACAGAAACAGGTGCATCTGTATTGGTTTGCCACCACATGACCAAGATCAAGGACGATGCAGTTGTTAAAACACCAGAGCAAGCTCGTAATCTTATTCGGGGTACAACGGCTCTGGTCGATGGTGTCAGGTCTTCATTTGCTATGTGGCAGGTCGATACGGCCCGTGGCAAAAAGACATGTGAACGGTTGGGTTTGCCATATCAACGCAACAGTTGCTTTGATGGCGCTGTGGTTAAGTCTAACGGTCCAGCCAGTAGAAATGTTCGGCATTTTGTCCGGGATCCAATGACCGGGTTGCTGAATGATCGTACTGAGGAGATTAAATCACTGAGTAGTGGCACGATGCTTGAGATGAAAATGGATGCTATGTTTGATTGGATTATTCATTGTGAGCGCGAAGGTGTGGCTTTAACTCATATGAGTGGCAACAACGGGGTTCATAAGCGTTCAGAGGACGCTGATGCTCCTGAGATACTGCAAGGCATTGGGAAGCAGACGTTGGAAGGATATGTTCGCACATTGCAGCAGGATGGTCGGATTGATAAGTTTCAATTGACCGCAACAGGCGGCAGGGTATGGCTCGGAGCAGTTGATGGTCCTATGAGTCGGGGTGAATATGAAGCTGTTACAGCGAGGGATAACGTATGAAAAGGGCAGAGGTGCTGGACACAGCAAAGAAGTATGTAACGAAGGACAGAGCAGCAGACCACGGGGCGATGGAGGATAATTTCCGAACAATTGCTCGTTACTGGTCAATTCACTTGGAAATGGACATTACCCCGGGCGATGTAGGTGTAATGATGAGTCTGCTGAAAATTGCTCGTATTAAAAGTAACGTGAGTCACGAAGATAATTATGTTGATGGATGCGGTTATCTTGCATGTGCGGCAGAGTGTGAAAAAAATACTTAGTTTTTTTATTGACAAGTATGCAATCACTTCTTATATCTGTTATCAGCGACTATCAATGGAGGTTTGTATGCAAAGATCAACAAATTATTTGGAGGTGCAAGCGTTGCTTAATCAAACGATCAACGCTGTGCATAGTTTAGTTACCAGTGATGCTACTGAAGCTGAAGTTGGTTTGTTACTTGGCGCGGCAGGTGGATTGCAGGAAGCGCAGTCAATGTTGATTAAGGCAAGGTTGAGGGTGGAAAACGATGACAGTTAAACGTATTGAAATGGCGTTGCACGTTATGGAACTAGCGGCACGGCACAAGATTAAAGTTTCTTATCAAAGCCTAGATGAGTCCGAGCCTAGATATTGGGCAAGACGCAATCCGCGTGAGATACAAATTCGTCCAACCAAAAACACTGGTTACTATGTATCTGCTTTGCATGAAATTGGGCATATCGTGGGTAAACGTCAGAACGATAATATTACAACGCTAACGCAGGAATTGTACGCTTGGATCTGGGCAAAGAAGAACGCCTTGGTCTGGACTGATACCGCAGAGAGGATCATGCGTAGAGCAATGGACAGCTATGGCTGGAAGCAACGTCAGAAAGACATTTGGGAGAGGGTGTAATGGCTAGTTCATGGGATGGCGTTGAGCGTATGGCTGATGACATGAAAAACCGTAATTTGGTCAAGGAAGAAGACAGTCCTGTTCTGGCGAACATGGTGCAAGCGGCTTTGGCTGAACCGAAGAAGGGCTTTGCCGTGTATACTGGCGGCAGTGTCGCTGAAGCCATGAGGCGAAATATGCAAGCTGATATGGCAACAATGCAAAAATTTATGGTGGACAATACGCTTCTGGACGAGATTGTTAAAGCGTCTTTTGTTAAGCCGCAAACATTGCTTGCGATGTTGCATAGGGCTATGCCGTGCTTTGATAGCATGTGGATAGAGTGGGATGAACAAGCGCGTAGGACTTCAAGAAAAGACGCTCATGATAAATATACCCCAGACATGTACATAAAGTTTGATGACGATGTTAAGGGGAACCGCACTGGTTATCATATCCGCAGGGTAAATGACAAAATTGTTTATGCTAAATATGGCATTACAATACATGAAGGTTCAGAACGCATTGCGGCTTACCCTATGGGGTTTGAAATTTCCAATGGAGACAGGATATTTTCTGATAAAGCTACAATGCTTGAAACAAATTTTAATCAGGAAACTTCTGATATTATTTTCGCGCCTTGGTATTACGCAAAGTATAGCAAAGATCCTGTTCAAAGAGAGTTCTTGGACGAGATTATGTGCAAGTGTGGACTTATCCAAACGGCGGCTATGCACTGGTCTATACCAGCACAAAAGTTCAAAATGGGCTGGGAACCAAACGAAATGGCTGAGTTGGTCAAACGTAATTTTTCTGCTGATCAGGGCAAATATGGAATGGGCGATGTCAGGTTTCTGATCGCGTTACTTAGTACGCTTAATTACGATCAGGTTATCCATCTAAACACAACGCCGCCAAAAAAGATTGACCATATACGCTTTGGGCGTGTGGTTCCAAAGAACGAATATAAGGTGGTGACAATCCAGTTGCCCAAGCCTCGTGGTGTAAAGATCTATGAGCAGATGTTTACAGGGCATGGAACGCCTAAGAGGGAGCATTGGGTAAGAGGACACCACAGGCGCATTAAAGGACGTAGTGAGCCAACGTGGATACCGCCTCATATAAGAGGCAATTCTGATCTTGGTACTATTATCCATGATTATAAACTAGAAGCTAAATAAGGGCAAAAGGAGAGAGCAATGCCATATTACGCATTAGTGAATGAAAACCACTCAACAATGGGACTGGAGAGTGTTGAAGAAGTCAAAAAATTTGTGGCGATGGGTTTGAAAAATCGCCATTGGCCTCAAGGTGACTCTGGTTCTGATGGAACATGGGACATGGTTGAGGTCTATGATATGAAGATAAAGCCTAATGGTAGGCGTGATCTTGTGACAAAATACTTTCACAAAGATGGTGAAATAGAAGAGGCTGATGAATCAGCTTCATTGATCCATACCCATGCGAAAGATGACATATACAAAATGTTCGGCATGAGCAATGTGAATGATCGTGTGCAGGATCCAGAAAATTTATTCGTGGATATTACGATGATTGTAGATCCAACAACACTTTCAGATGATGGCTCATTTGCTATGAATTTTGAAAAAAACTACCTTGATGACAATGGCAGCGAAGACGCTGAAGAAAAAACAATATCACGCATTCTGGATCACAGGATGTTTGATATTATCATTGATGTAGTCAGCAAGGACTTTGTTGATAATCACCTTGATGGCAAAAATGTTCTGAAAATAGAATATGGTGTTAAAGGCGCAACATTTATGGATGAGGATACATATATCCAAGGATGGATATACAACCAACAAGGCAAACTTATTGAACAACATGGATACCCTAGAAAGGGGTTTTAAATGAACGTACTTAGTTTGTTCGATGGTATGTCGTGTGCAAGGCTGGCTCTTGATAGGGCTGGCTTGCCTGTCACCAGTTACTTTGCCAGCGAGATTGATAAGTATGCAATCACAGTTGCCAAGGCTAACTACCCAGATACAGTTCATCTGGGCGATGTAACGAAGATTACAGCAGGTGATCTGCCAGCAGTTGATCTATTGATCGGCGGCAGTCCGTGTCAGGGATTTTCGTTTGCCGGAGGCCAGTTGGCGTTTGATGACCCGCGCAGCAAATTGTTCTTTGAATTTGTTCGTGTTCTGAAAGAATGCAAACCGAAGTATTTCCTGCTGGAAAACGTCAATATGAAGCAGGAGTTCCAAGATGTCATAAGCGAACAATTAGGGTGCAAACCCGTGGATATTAATTCCAATATTGTCAGCGCACAAAACAGGCGAAGACTGTACTGGACAAATATTCCCGTTAGGTCGTTGCCGGAAAACAAACGCATATACCTAAAGGACATACTGGAAGATGGTTTTACAGACCGCGATAAAGCGCATTGCGTGGATGCTAACTACTTCAAGGGCGGCAATTTAAAGTCATACTTTGAAAAGCACAGGCGGCAGTTGGTGTTTGATTTCGCTGATGAAGCAGACGCAGAAGGCACAGTTCTGGCTGGAGAAGCTGATCTAAAGGGGCATGATTACAACAGGCGTGTGTATCACCCAGATGGTAAGGCACCAACGCTTGCAGCGGCTAGTGGTGGCAATCTGGAGCCGAAGGTTATGAAGGGTGTTAATTGGCGTAAACTAACGCCAATTGAGTGTGAGCGGTTGCAAACCGTTCCAGATAACTACACCAACCATGTATCGAATACACAAAGGTACAGGATGTTGGGCAACGGCTTTACAGTTGATGTAATAGCTTTTTTATTGGAGGGCATAAAATGACTAATTATGAAAGACATGGAGATGATGAATTCTGGCAAGAATATTATGGTCAGTTGGAAGGGGCTAAGATCACCAAGTTCTGGATGGGTGATGATGGATACCCTACATTCGGGCTAGTTCATCCCAAGTTAGGGGCTTTGGTTATTGAAGTTAGCCGTGACCCAGAAGGCAATGATCCTGGATTTTTATTTATTAGCGATGGAAAGGAAGAACAAGATGGGATTTAAAACAGGAAATTATATCACTGGCGCAGGGTTCTTACTTGTGCTGCTGATGTCAGCAGTCGAGCCTATGCCGCATAGCTTTGAATTGTTCTGGTTGCATGTCGGACTGCTGATGATCGGAGCAGTGCTTATGGGTTCGGGAACATACCTTACATGGAAAGGAAAATAGAATGA